TGTACCATAATTAAAACCAACAATCTTAAGGTCTATGTTCATTTCCAATTTTAGCTTAACTTGCCAAGATGGTTTACCATCTTTCCATTTACCATTAAGAGCCTTTAATATTGTACCCTCTTGTGGTACACCATCAACTTCAGATGCCAATACTTCTTGGAAGTGATTCATCGCCTCAGCATAACTTGAAACAAATTTAGATTCAATTACTCGAACCATTGTTGATTCAGCTTCACCTATCAAATAGGCTACCTTAGCTAATCGCTCGTAATAAGCAGTTGATGATGCTTTATCAAAGTATTCATCGATAGATATGGTATCCCATACCGTATATCGAATTGATGCTAATGCATCCTCAAAAGAACCATGTTTCTTAACAAAGGCATCAACTTTCTTTTGTGTTTCAACCTCACCACGTTCATTGCGCTTTCCTTGTATATCAACCAATGATGCTATGATACCGTTACTTTCGTAACGTGAGATAGAATCTATCGTTAATTCACCATTTAATACACAATCTTCAAATCCAGATAATTCTGTAAGAAACTTTGCACCTGTAACTACTGTTGGTTCACCATTACGACTCTCCAACTCAACCTCACCATTACGTATGATAGCGTTGCAATAACGACCATCCATCTTGATTTGTGAAATACCAGTTGCATTCTTATCGAAGATGGCACGTGCTTTCTTTTCATCAAATGAAATAGCGCCCATGTATGGGGTCTCTTCTACTAAGTCTTTGAATACCTTGTTCATATAGGTTGTGCCAAGACCAATCTTGCAATCCTTATCAATTATACGCTCGATGATATAAGCATCATCAGCTGATAGACTAGCTTGAATACTGGCTAGATAGTCTCTAGCTGCATCACCACTTACCTCTCGGTTGGCAATATCCATGATACCTTCTAAGGCCCATTCTAAGGGCATATTCTTACCATTTGATAGGTACGGTAGCATTTGTTTAATATAAAACTTTATGCGCTTAGAATTGGCTAGGTATAATACCTGTTTAAGTAGGTCATTATCCTTATACTTAGTTAGTATTGCTTGTTTCTGATTGGTGCTTGATTCAGCAGCAATTTCATCGAAAATCTCTTTTATTGTCATATGTTTTTCGTTTGTTGTAATACAAAGGTAAGTAATTAGAATGAGACTACCAAATCTTTCTTTAGTAATTTATCTAAATAATCCCACATTGGGACAGCTTCTTTAGGTGAGGCTAAGTATAACGTACCTCTAAATTCAGCGTATTCTAGTTCATACATATCAACCTTACCACCATGTTCGATATTAGCTATCCTATCAGCTAACTTTAAAATTATAGCATCTGGATTAGATGCGGTTTTTGGAAGAGTCTTTACCTTTTTCTCTTTCCGAGTTCTACCAATTTCATCAGTTACACAATAAACCATTTCAGCAACATCATTACCAAAGTATTTTTTCAGTTTGCTAAAACTGAAGCCTGTATCCTCAAGAATATCATGGGTGTATCCAGCAACAATATACTTACCAGAAAAACCAAAACGCTTTAGCACATCAACAACATCATCCAAGTGTTTCTCGTATGGAAAGATATCATCATAGCGTTGATTTGAATGCGCTAATACCGCTACCATTCTAGCCTCTTTGTACGTTTTTTCAGTATAGTTCATAATGTTTGTTTTTACAAAGGTACTAATAATAGTTTAAAGTACCAAACTTATTTGGTTTTTTTTAAAGCTTCTTTACCTTCTGAATGTTTATCACAAAGCGTTTTTAACCAACCACCACCCCTAAGTGAACCATTGTTACCACATACCTCACAGATATTATTAGATAAAGCTTGATATTTTTTAATAACATTAATACCACCTTCTGGTAAGGTTGAAACATAGAATCGTAATCCACCAAACTTCTCCTTTACTTGTATCACCTCTCGGTCCCAACCTAAGTTGATTAATTCGGCTATCAATTCTTTAACAATTGAATACCACCCACTAGATATCTCTAGATAACTAGCATCAAGGATTGGGCCTTTATCTTTCCTATATGAACGGACCAACCCACCAATAGATACTAGATACGCATTCATATCATCTTTGCTCATTGGAGTAAGTGTTTCTAATGTAGTCATATCTAATGTTTTATTTTATCTTGCCTAATACCCCAAATCGTACCCATTGTACCACCTATCATAAATGCCAGTATTGGCATCCACTCACCACTAATCATTGAATTCATACCGATGGTCATTGACAACAACCAAGTCAATGCAACGCAGTTGTTGGTCCATATCGCACCAAATAAATTATTATTTGTGGTGTATATTATATTCTTGGTCCTAAAGTATAGAAACAGAACTTGCGTAATAAATATAACTATCGAAGCATACCAAGGATTGGTTAACATTTCTTTAAAACTTTCCATTACCACTTGATTTATAGCATTTTATACAGTTTCTTATCGTCATATTCAAACATAAATTTCTCAACAGATTCTACCTTACCATTAGCTAAGCTAAAGTATAAACCAGTGAATTGTGATAGTTTATGTTTGTTACAAACCTCAAATACTGCTGTAGCATATTTCTTGGTTTCAGCTGGCTGTATGTTTCTAGTTTTTATAGTGACAAAGGTACATAAAATATTTTGTATTAACAAACGTTTTTAAAATTAAAAATTGACTTTTTAATTACTTCGCTATATTTATTACTATCTTAGATAATGAACATAGTTTTATAAATAACCTTAACCATATGAAAGACTTATTAAATAGTAATGCAATTACCACTGATGGTGGCCTTAATGGGCAATTTATAAAAAAACTAACTAATAAACAAGTTAATGATATAGTAAAATTAACTAATTTTTGTCCCGATGGTACTGAGACCCAAATTAGGATAAAAATGATTGTCAACGATATTAAAGAATACCCAAAATGTGTTATTTGTGATAACCCTGTTAGAAAACATAATAAGGAATTTAGGCTGCTTAGCACATGTTCATTAGGTTGTGATTATAAGTTAAGGTCTAAAATAACAAAGGAATCTAATTTAGTGAATTATGGCACCCAATCAACTAATTCTTTATCTAGTGTTAAAGAAAAAATAAAACAAAGTATGCTTGAAAACCATGGGGTTAGTTCTTATACTATTTCAAAAGACTTTATTAAAAAATCAGAAGAAACAAAAAAAATCAAATATGGTTCTCCTAAATTTGTAAATCCAGATAAAGGTAAAAAAACAAAGTTAGATAAATACGGTGATGAAAATTACAATAATCACGATAAGTTTATTGAGACATGCATTAAAAAATATGGTGTTGAGCATGTGATGCAAAATAAAGAAATTTTTGAAAAACAACAATTAAACAGCTATGGTTTAAAAAAATATAAACATCTTTATTACAGAGGAACATATGAATTATTATTTATAACCGAATTTGAAAAATTATTTGATATAAATGATTTAGAAAATGGATTCGCTATTAAATATTATAATGAGGGTAAACCAAAGATTTATTTTCCAGATTTTATAATTAAATCAAGAAAAAAAATAATAGAAATTAAATCTAGTTGGACCTACGATAATAACGGAAAAAACTATTTACTTAAAATGATAAACGATAATAAGTGGGAAGCTGCTAAAGCCTTACCTAACTACAGTTTCTTCCCACTTAAATCAAAAGATGAAATAAAAATTTTTGTTAAAATGTTATAACATTTTATATAATAGTTTTGTATCGTATTTTGATACGAACTCTTCGATTGACGTAATTTTACCATCAGCCAAACCAAAAAATAAACCAGTAAATTGTTTCAAATTATATTTACCACAAACTTCAAACACAGCTTGTGCGTATTTCTTTTTTTCATTTGATGTTATATTTTTTGGCTTACATTCTGATAATTCAACCCAAATATTATTTAATTTTATGATTAGGTTATCATATGATTCCTTTAATCTATAAAGCTCTACTTTTCTATCTGGGAATACGGCACCAAATTCTTCAATTTCATTTGTAACAACAATAGTCATTATATTATGTTCAGCAGTTTTACCCTTTAATCCGTGAACTGCAACATACGCTGGATTCTTAATCTTAACCCTATTGAAGTTGGCATCTACCACAACATAACCTTCTTCATGCCAAAGCATATTCTCGAAGGTGCGCAATAATGAACCCACGTCCTTGGTATTTAAATCATACGACTTAACACGTGGTACACCTAATGAATCAGCTATCTTAGTTAATTCATCAAATGATACCTCTTTAAGTGTATCCAAGTTTCTTACAGTTAACAACGTTGCTGAAGATTCACCATGTGGCTTCACTACTATGTTGTACGGAGTACATAATTCAAAGACATAAGTATTACCCTTGGTAAACTTATTAGCTTCTAAGCCATACTTCTCTTTAAGTGTATCCCAAAACAATTGGTTAAAAGTAGTACCCATCTTGTTGTTTACTTCACCTTCACCCTCAGCAGTACCAGTTGTACCAGCAAACCAAGTATTGGTTGTCCAGTCGAAATAAACGTGAAGTAGCGACCCATCAAGCTTCTCTAAAACATGAGCTGTATTCCAATCTATCTTATGTGCGTTGCCTTCTTCTGAGTTGAAGAACTTAGTGAATGACATGCTTAAAACTTTCCAAGTATCCTTTTCTAAGACAAGACCACGACACTCTTGAACCTCTGGCTTAGCCATAAGTGTTGGTGACGATAATTGGTCATACTTCAATAGAATCTTTGAATTATAGATTCTTGTCTTAAGATTAAATTCTTTTATGGCTTTTGCTAGACCATTCTTTATAAGGTATTCTTGTATCTTTAACATATTATTATTGTTTTTGTCCATTTAAGGACAACATGAAAAAAAA